GTCCCGTTGACCTGGGGTTTTCCCGTCACGAACCCGCCCCCCCGATCACTGTGAGTGATCGCCGTTTCGCATGACATGCATACGTTCGCATGTTCATGCATCGCGGTTGTTGCGGCTGTTATTGCATCGGCCATGCGCTGGTCGCAGGTTCGACAGTGCATTGCTTCCACCACGTGACACAGGTGTCGGGTAGTGGTCGGCGGTCCAGCCGTAGGGGTGGGTGCCTGGTAATGCGAGGTCTATGGGTAGGTGGCAGCGGATGCACACGGGTGGTGCGGTAGCACGCAGGATGGCGCGGTTGGCGTCGTACTCGGCGTCATACCCGCGCTGCCGTGGTGATGCCCGGTCTGCTGTGCGCCCTACTTGGTATGCCCGGGCGTGTGTCGAGCACCGGGGATGTTCGCTGAGCCGGGTGCATCGTTGGTCCCCGTAGCCGAGGCACACCTTGAGCGTGCCCGTCATTGCTAGGCGGCTGCACGGATGGGCCGTCCGGATCGCTGCCGCATTTCGGCCTCGACCCGCAGGACGTCCCCTGCCTTGTACCGCCCCGAGATGCGGGTGAGGTGGCCGAGTTGTTCCCAGCGGTACACCAACTGGCGGCTGACGCGTGCGACTTGGGCGGCTTGGGCGCCGGTGAGTAGGGTGTTGTAGCCGGTGGGCATGGTCACCTCCGGGCATGGGAAACGCCCCAACCGTGGGGGTGGTTGGGGCGTTGCGTGGACATAGTCCTACGGGTGGAACTGTAAACCGGACCTGACCTGCGGCGCAACTAGCCGCGCGGTTGGGCGTTCGTCGACAACGCGTGCGGCGCGGTTGGGCCGCGGACGGCCTGGATCTCGACTACGACTCGCTTGATCTGATCGAGCCACATTCGGTCCTGACGGGACATGCCGTAGCCGTTGAGTGGCCACTTGATCGTCAGGACCATCTCGGTCGGTGTCATGTCCGCGCGGGCTTCAACTGTGCTCGTGTTGCGCTGATCTCCGTCCGGTGCTTCTCGTCGAGGTGCCTCCGGCCGACGGCGAGTAGTTCGGCGATGGTGTCTACATCGACCACCAGCGGGTCGGGGTATTGCCCGTAACCCAGGTAGCCGAGTGGCCGTCCGCCGTCCCAGTGGTCGCGGCAGCCGATGCCGACGCCACCATTCTCGTCGCCGCTAAGGGCCAGCAGGTCGAAGCCGTCGAGGTTCGTGCTCGCCGCCTTCTCGCCTATCGGTTTGATCTCTGGCCACCATGGCGTCTCGTCGCTTGACTCGAAGCGCGCACATAGCCGACCATCACCGCAGACGCCGTGGTAGACGGCGGGACAGTGCCGTGTGGGCATTTCCCGGCAGGGGAACTCAGGATTCATGCTGCGCTGCCTTTCCGGGTTGCGTAGGCGACCTCAAGCCTGGTCAGCCGCACATACTCGTCGTCGGTGTATACGCGCCGGCACGCCGGGTTTTTGCACTGCGCCGCGTAGTCCTCGCCGGGTGCCGGCCACAGCGATAGTTGGCTGCAGCCGGAGCAGGGTGCGTTGAGCCGTTTCGCCTTGGGTGGTATTTCGCCGGACAGCGCCTTTAGCGCACCGCGCAGGCCGGTGATCTCGGCTACGAAGTCATCGACCGCTGGGTGACAATCTGCGGCCCAGTCGAGGCGTACCCGTAGCCAGGCTGCCATGACCGCAACTTCGTCGTCCGGTAGCCGTTCTGAGCGGTCGCGAAGGTCACGCCAGTCACGAACCCAGGTGCCCAACAACGATGCCGCGGACACGTAGCCGATCTGATCCGCATATAGCGGCAGGTCTGTGTCTGGGTCACGTGGGACGCTGACCGACCCGTAGCGCGCTGGTGCCATCAGGTCCAGGACATCGACCGAGAGTGGTAGGGGCGCTTCGCGTGATCCGGTGACGCGTGCGTCGTCGCCGGTGGTGCCGACCTCGAGTTCGAGTAGCGGGTACATGCGGGCGATGTCGTCGAGGATGCCGGGCAACGGGCGGCGGTGGGGTGTGCAGATGTAGCCACCGTCGGTGTGGTGCGCGGGCTGCCGCAGTAGACAAAGAGTCATCGGCGCCACCACCAGCGTTTCGGCGAGTCGTAGATGATGCAACCGCCGAAATCAACGGCGTTCGGCATCGCCATCATCCGCGCATACTGTTCGACATCGAATCGGGATTGCAGTTCGGCCATCTTCGCTTGCCATTCGGGTGTGTGCATGATGCCGCGGGAGATTTCGGCGTTGTAGCGGCCGAGGACGTCGATGTCGGTCATCGTTGATGCCTCACAGATCAATGTCCGGTGGTCCGCCATCGATGTGATGGCTTGCTTGATGGCCGCTGTAGCGGTAGCCGAGGATTTCGCCGTCGATATCGCGGCGGATGATGGCGATGTCTTCGGGTGCGATTATTGCGCCGTCGGGTAGCTGGTTCGCCTTGAGCCGTTCAGCCTCAGCCTCGGCCCGTTCTGCGCGCGCCCGCTGATCGATCGCTTCGACCTGCAACGAGTCGATGAGCGCTGCGTTCGCTGCATCCGTTTCGGCGCGCAGTTTGCGAATGAGGGCGTTGGCTGGCGCAAGCGCGTCCACGGCTTCGAGTTTCGCCGTCAGCTGCGCGACCTGTTCGGTGAGGACGTCGGCCCTGGCTTCGGCGTTGGCGAGTTCGACGGATTGCTCATGCTTGAGCCGGTCGAGCTCGGCGAGCAGTGGTGCGCGGATAGCATCGACCGCGGCGTTGAGAGAGTCGCCGTGGTCCGCGCCGAGCCGGTAGGCGTCTCCGTATGCGTCGTCGGCCGCCTGGTAGACGCCGTCACTCATCGCCGGCCGCCAGGTCGTCGAACTCGCCGGCTTTCACGGCGGCCAGGAATGTCAACCATTCGTCGTGGGTGGCGATGATGAAACGGCCGGAGCCGTCGCCGGTGCGTAGCCAAATGTTGGTGCTGCCGGGGTTGTGGCCGGCTTGAATGCAGCCGCCGGTTTCGCAGCGGTAGCCGCGGTCGGTGTCAGTCACGGGGCACCGTCGTGGCGATGGTGGTGGCGATGTGCACCGGGTCGGTGCCGAGTTGTGCGGCGAGGTCCGCAATCGTGTAGTTGCGCTTGATGGCTTCGGCGAACCAATCGCAGGGTCCGGTGTGGTCGTAGCCGCGGGTGCAGGCGTCGAGTGCTGGCGGCCGGTGCCGGGTGCATATGTTGGCGGCGACGCGTTCGGCTTCGAGTAGGTCGGCGGCTTGGGCGGCGGTGACGCGGTCGTCTTCGGTCCAGTCGTTGGGTTCGTCGGTTTCCCAGCCGTGGACTGGTGGCTGCAGGTCGGCGGTCATGATGCTGCCTCGCCGAATGAGGCCATGCCCGGCAGGGGTGGGACGGTTCCGTCGAGTAGGAAGTCCAGGTACACCTGCGCGTCGTGGACGACGGCTGCGGCTTGGTCGGTCCAGTGGTCTTCTTTGCCGTCGAACCGGAACCGGTGCCGGTCGGATGCGACGGCGAGGTTCAGCGCATGTAGTCGCAGGTTCGTCGCTTGGATGTTGGGGTCGATGTCTGCGGTGGGCGTGGTGTCGGTCATGGTCAAGTTCTCCGCTTCGAATAGATGAACGTCTGTTGTCCACAGGCTGTGCATGACGGCTGCCTTCAAACCTTCAAATTCCTACTGTCAAACCCTCAAATTCCAGCACATGGGATCTTGATGAGTGGTGCAGTGTTCGACTCACTGCTTCGGGCGCTGCGTCACTCATGCAACTGTTCGTGTTCCCAGCACGGCGGGTGCTGTGAGGGCAGCGGGCGGTTGGGTCGCTGGTGTTCCGACCAGTTCAATGAGTGGATGTAGCGGCGGCCGTTCGCCTCATACCGGCACAGCGGGGCGTCTTTGTCTTCGCTACGTGCCGTTGACATCACGGTCAGCCACCGGTCGACGGTCTTTGCGGTAACAGCGTCGTCGAGGGGGAACAGGTCCCCGGCGATCGTTTTCGGAATGTCGAGTCCGCGGCCCAAGTCGTCCAAGTAACCCCACAGCAGCACCCAGCAGTAGCGGACTTCGAATGGCCACGCCGCCACCGTCTCCGATGTTCGCAGGGACGGCTTTACCGATCGGATACGCGCCATCAGGCTGCCTCCCTTTTCCAGGAGACGGTCAGCGCCTCGGTGATTGCGTCGCTCAGAATCCACGTCGGGACGGCGATGCTGACGGTGTTGTAGCGGCCATTGTTCGCTATGACCCAGCGGAACCCATTGGTGTTACTGGACGCGTTGTCGACCCATACTCGTTTCGACTTCTCGACGGCTGCACGTAGGCCAAGGAACGGGAACAGGTAGCACGTCTGTGTAGGCACGAACGCGTAGGCCAGCCAGTCGCAGTCGAGCGGCTTACGAGCCCAACCGGGCACCGCAGTCGGCACCGGCTTGTAGGGGGACACGCCATCGCGCGGGTAGACCGACCAAATCTCGACGGCGATATCGTCGTACGCCTCGCTGCGTACCTTCTCGTCGACGTAGATTGTTCGGCCGCTTGACAGCACGATGGCGCGGTCCCGGCCGGCGCGCTGATGCCATCCGTCGCCGCGCAGGTCGACGAGGGTCGTCATATCCGGGAATGCTTGCCGGTAGACGGTCTCCCGCCATGGCTGATCGGACTGCTCATGCGAGTAGGCCAGCCGCTCGTTGAAGTCGTGGACGGTCATGAGATCGCCGTATCTAGTCCCCATGCATCCCAGCCGGCACGCTTAACTCGCGCGAAGAGTTCAACAAACTCGGTGAACTCGTCGCTGCGTTCGTACTCGGGATACATGGCTTCGATCAGTTCGTAGGCGCGTTCAGGCTTGGCCGAGTGCTCGCCGCGGTCGCCGTAGAACACCGACGGCGGTCGGTTGGAAGGGGCTGGCAGGATCGGCTGGCCTCGCTTCGCGATCAGCAGTAACTCGTGCTGCTGTCGGGCGTAGTAGCCCATGCCGATCTTGTTTTTGACCCACACCATGCAGGTCCGGTATTCGAACTCCCATGACTTCACGAGCGCCAGGCCGTCGGCTAGCTTCGGCGAGGTCGTCCACATGAACAGGGTTGCGTCGTCCGCCGATGGGATACTTAGCGCTTTGATCTCGTCCAGCGGCATGGTGCCGTACTGATTTTCGATCTGTCGCGTTCCTGATTCGGCGCCTTCGTATTGCCAGGGCGGGTCCACATACAACAGCGCATACAGGCGGTCGGTGAAGGGCACCTCGCGCGCGGACCGCCGCCGCTGGCATATGCGAACCATCCGTGACAGCGAGATGGCCGGCTTCCCCGCCGACAGGAACTCGCCTATTTGTTGGTCCACGATGTCGCCGAACTCGGCGAGTAACCGTGCAGCATGGCACCGCTTCCGATAGCCGGCCGATAAAACGTTCCCATCGGGTAACGTTTTATCGTTCCCATCGGGTAACGTTTTCGGCCGACCAGTCACACCCGGTCCTAGCAGTTCGCCGAGGCGCCGGATGGTCATGACGCGCGACGCCTCAGCCTCGGACGAACTTTGCTTCAACTGACGCAGCCGCTTTGCCACGCCGACCAACCACGCTTCGAGACGGTCCAGCTCGTCCTCGCTGAAGTCCGGTATCTGCTGCCGAAGTGCAATGACCTTGGACCGCAGTGCGGAAGCCTCGGCCTGACTCGGGTCAAAGAGTTGAAGCTCGCTCACGTGGACGTCCGCTCTGCTAGTCGTTGTTTCGTTTCGCTCTTGCGTCTCGCACAGCAATGTGCCGGCACAACATCCACATCCGTCCGCCCCACACACGCGCACTTGTAGCCGCATGCCCGGCCTAGGTCGCACCGGCACGGATATGGCCGCCACCGTGGGCTACCGGCGATCAACCAGCCGTCATGCGGCGCTTTCATCGCGGCGGTTTCGGTGTGAACCGTTCCGCGACGACGGCCTCATAGGCGTGGTCGGCGGGCACCATCGACGCCAGACACAGCGCAACATTCGCCAACTGCCCGATCGACGTCAACTGGTCCAACAACCACGCGGATGCTTGCGCCGGGGTTTGCACACCGACAACAACGACCAGCATTTCGGCGGTGTCGCGGGCTTCGGCCATGGCTTGCCGGTCGGTGCGGGCGACAGGGTTCCCGATCACGGCTGCGCTCCTTCCGTGTTGTCGGTGTGGTGTGGGTTTGGCGTCGACACGTCGAGTACCTCGATCGGTCCAGCGCTGCGTCTGATCAGCGCTGACTGGCACTCGTAGCCCTGGCGATATCGGCGGGCGAGTTGCTCGGACGGGTACCACTCGTCGTGTATCTCGGTGTCGTCCCAGAGGCGCAGTCCGTAGATCCATTCGGTCATGGTGTCTCCTGGTGGTTGTCGTCGGGGTGGCCTTTGGGCCGTGCGCACAGGGCGACCCGGTCGGGTTGGCCGGGCAGGATGTACGGCACCCGGCACAGGTTGGCGGCGGTGTCGGAGATGATCGCGCCGCAGCCGGGCCGCAGGCAGGAGATGATGGTGCGATAGGGCCGCCGCCCGGTGACCCGGTACAGGCGCATCGACTCCGGATGTGTGCACGGCATCGGCTGCGTCATGCGACCACCGCGATCGCGGCCATGAGTTGTTCGCCGATCAGGCGGGTGTATGCGGGCGGGATTGCCTCTTTTACGCCGTGCCAGTCGCCCCATTCCATGCCCATGACTTGCTGAGCCTCTTCAAGCGTTCGCGCGATTCGCATCTCGGATCGGCCCTTGCCGTTGCCGTTGAGTCGGGTCCGGAAGTGGGTCACCTTGCGGGGGCCGCGGTCGTAGACGCCGATGGGCTTGCGTTTGATGGGGGCAGCCGGCGCGAGGATCAGCACGTTGGAGCGAAAGAGTCGGGGGCGGTGAACGCCTAGGCCGAACATGCCGCCGTGTAGGGCAAGCGTTGCGCCCATGACGCTGCCGGCGCCGACGACGTTCTCGATGACCCACGGGATCGTGAGCGACGCAAAGCGTTCAATCGTCGGCGTGAGCAGGTCAACGTATCCGTCGTTGACGCCTTGGGCTCGCCAGCTGGCCCGCATCTGGGTGAAGAACTGGCAGGGAGGTGACGCGTGGATCGCGTCGATTCCGTCGAGCGGATAGGTCATGGCGTCGGCCTGGACGAATGTGTACGGGTAGTGAGGCTGCGGCTCGATGTCGACGCCGATCACGTCGAAGCCGGCGTCGTGGTAGCCCTTCGCCGCGCCACCGGCTCCACAAAACAGGTCGAGCAGTAGTGGCCGGGTCATGCCCGCCACCGCAGCCACAGGATGAACGGGACAGTGAACGCGACCGCACGGCCCAGCACCACGGCGAACATGATGCCGATCATCAGCCGTCATCTCCGACATGCACCGTGGCCAATGCACTTACCTGGCGTTCAGAGAACCGGTAGTGACCGCCTGGTGTGCGGATGGTCCATAGTCGGCCAGCCTGCGCCCATCGGCTGACTGTTTTCGGGTCGACGCGGAATATGGTGGCGACCTCGGCCGGTGTGAGTAGCCGACCTGCCGATGTCTGCTGCGGCTTCATCGGTTCACCTTCGCCTTCGCGATGACGCGGAGCTCGGCGAAGATCTGCTCTGGCCAGTCCATTGGACGCCACACCTTCGCATCGAATCCGGCCTTGAAAAGTCCGACGATCCACGCCTGCTGTTTGGCCGACACCTTCCCGCTGTCGGTTTTCAGTTCACGGAACAGGACCCCACCGGGGCCGCAGTACACCCGGTCCGGGAACCCGGCCGGGGACCGGCGCGAGTCATGCGTGTGATACGACAGTCGGATCCCCAACGCTTTACGGGCGTCCTCGATCAACGCATCCAGCTGACGCTCAGACATGGCCGTCATGACGGGTCTTCCCATACTGTCGCCCCGGACTCGTCGGTGACCTCGAACGCTTCCCATTCGCCGTCGTCGACACTGGCCTCACCGAACGCGCCGAACGTGATACGGCCGGGCATGTCGTTCGAGTCAAACGCCAGATCGACAGCCTCATCCGGCGAATCGGCTTCCACATTCACCGCGGTGCTGACGGTGTTTTTCAGGTAGACGGTGTATTTCATGGCGTGACCTCACTGTCCGGCGGCTGTGCTGTGTCGGGCCACTCGACGGGGTCATCGGACGGTTCAACGTCGATCGCACCGTTGATCTCATCCAGCGTCACCGGCCGCGGCGGGTTGTGTGGGCGTGGCGGACCGTCGATGCTCATCTCCTCCGGGATGTAGATGCCGGACAGGTCGTTGGGGAACGCCCGCCGCAGCGCTTTCGCCTCCGCGCATTTCTCCAACTGTTCGGCGCCCATCCGCGCCCACATGCTGTTGGGTTTGCCGTCTTTCGTCGTCTGCATATAGGCGCTGTAGCGGACGACGCCGGGGAACCGTTTCCCGTCCTTGAGCACGGTGACGACGCACGCGAACGGCGGCCCCTCGCCCAGCCACACGTGGTAGCCGCGACCGTCGGCGTCGTACCAAACCGTGTCCTCGTACTCGACGGGGATACCCAGCTGCCGCGCGATACGGTCACGGACAACACGGAGGCCGTCGATGCCGACCTGGATCGTCTGCTTCGTGACCCACTTACCGTTCTCCTGGACGTTGCGGCCGATCAGATAGATTTGCCTGCTGAACGGATCCAGTTGGGTTTTCTGCGCATAGTGCATGAACACGGCGAGGTCGGCTGGGGATGCGTCTTTGATCCCCAGCGACACCAGGGCGGCTTTCTGCTTCGCGTCGAACATTTCTTGCCCGGGCTGGATCGCCAACGCGGCCGGCCGCACCTCTATCTCGTTCATGCGAAGGACTCCATATACTCGCGGCGCTTCCACGCCGGCAGGGAAATCAGATTGACCTCACGATCAAAGCCGTACCAGTCGCCGGTGGCGGTGCATTCGGCGTAGATGTCGAGTGCCTGTGTCATCTCGTGGTCGCCGATCAACATGGCGTCGTCGTCGAGTTGGCAGATCGACACCAGATACGGCGGTGTCGTTTCTTGGACAACGAACACGAATGCGGCATCGCTGCTGATGCCCAGCGCCGCAAGTAGCCGCAGATACCAGGCGGCCTGGCGGTAGTAGCCAAAGCTCGCGGCCTGCCGGCGGAACGTGTCGGGGCTGGCGTCGTCGGCACTCTTGTAATCCGGGACAATCATCCGGCCCGGGCCGAGCTCGGGTAGCCAGTCGAGTCGGCCGCGGCCCCAGGCGTGCGGCCAGCCGCGGTCCGGCATGAACGTCGCGAACAGTGACTGTTCGGGTAGCCCGTTCTCAAACAGCCGGCGGGCGTCTTTGCTGTCGTGCAACGCCTGCGCCATACCGTGCACGGCTTCGTAGTCGGATGATTTCAGCGGGATGGCCCCGGCGTCGCGGACGGCCTGAACCTCAGCCTTCGTCTTGTCGGTGGCCCATGCATTCGGATCTTTACCCGACCCGACGATCTCCACGAGCGGTGCACCGACACCCAGTACGAGCTTGTGCGCGGCGTGGCCCAGGTCGAATGCCCGTTTCGGCTTGGCCGGATGGCTACGCGCCCACGCGAACTTCGCGGGGCAACTCGGCGGGAGTAGCAGTTTCGCGCCGGACGCGGACAGCGACCCACCCGGCACCGGATCGGAGTGATACCAGTCTTCCGGCATGGTGTAGACGCCCGGCTCGTGGACGAGGTCACCGTACAGGGCGTCGGTCATCGGCTTTGCTCCTGGAGCATCGCTTCGAGTTCGGCGATGACCTGGTCGTCGGCGCGTGCCTGCACGTCGCTGGCGCGTTGCATGTCGAGCCGCGCCGGGATGGGCCGGTGCCGGCCGATGTAACGCTGTTCGGGGCGTAACGCGGCACGGATGATGCCGGTCAGGATCGCGGCGACGATCGCACCGAGGATCAGCACAACCCAGCCGTTCACGGTCGCCGCCACTGCAAGTTGACACAGCGGCTGCCAAGCACAACGTATGCGCCGATGATGCGCCGGCCGACGACGGCGTAATGATGGCGTTCGACGCGCTCTTCGATGTTGTAGACGTTCCAGCCGGTGCGCCAGCCATGGTCTGCCGCTTGATAGGTGTTGAATCGCGGGATCATGCCGCACCGACTGTCGCGGGTTCACCCAGCCGCGCGATGATGGCGTCCATGTTGTGCCTAAATTCGGCGAGCATGATTTCCCACCGCAGGTCCAGCGCATGGTGTGTGTCGGTGGACAGCGCTTCCCAGGAGGGGAGGCCGCGGGCGCCGCATACGGTGCCATCGTCCAACGTGGCGGGGGCTTCACATTCGAGTAGCCCGGTGGGGGTGAGTTCGTTGCTGGTGTCGGCTTGGTCTTGTTTCGGTGACCAGCCGAGCACCGCCCCGGTCTCGACGCGGCGGCGTGCGGGTCGGGTGGTGGCGGCGTAGGCGAGGGCGACAGCGGCGACCAGTGCACCGCCGTACACGATCAGATCCAAGGTCGTCACGACGGCACCTCGTCCCAGCACGCTTTGCACGGACCGCCGTACGGGTCCTCGGTCATCCGGCCGCAACCCTGCGGGCACACGTCGGGGGCTTCGTCGGTCAGTTCCCTCGTGAACCACACGTCGCCGTGCCGGACCCAGCCATGCTCGGGCAATGATTCGTATATCTCGCCGATAGTCATGGTGCCTCCGGTTGGGTGTGGTCGATCAGGTCGGGCGTGTTGTCGCAGTGTTCGTCGAAGGTGAGCGGCCGGTCCTCGTCGCCACGGTCCGGTTCGACGCAGCCGGCGTGGACATCGGGGTCGACGGCCCAGCCGGAGCATCCGGGCGGCAACGGCGGCGGCGTCACGACGCACCCGCGGGGTCCACGACGAGCGCCGGACGCATCGCTTCAAGCATCCGGGTGAACTGGTTCCATTCGGCGGCCGTCATCGGCCCGTTGCTGGGTGTCCACAGGATGATCAAGTCCGAGTTGTTGATCGGAATCTTCCACTCGTTGTACTCCGCGCGGTCGGTCATCGCGTCGTCACCGCCATCTGCACGGTCGGCGTGTCCCAGCCGGTGCAGAACCGGGAGTAGGCGCCGACGTGTGGCGTGTGTGAGCCGTGGACCTCGCGCCGGCTGGTCTGCCCGCACGGCATCTGGATCGTCGCGTCCGGGGTGAGTGCCGCCATCGCCCAGGGCGCGTTGTCCAAGTCGGCGGCACGGTGCAGACCGTGGATACGTTGCGCGGACGCCTCAATGCAGGCATCGTTCACCGGGGCAGGTGACGGAGCACTAGTCTCGGCACCCGCCCCGGAATTCTCGCGGTGCGCGGTCAGGATGACCGTCCAGCCATGCCAGCCGTCGACCCAATACACACCGTTGACTGGCGGCCCGACACCGAAGTAGCCGAGCCACGCGTCGCGTTCGACGGCGGTCGGCCAGTCGAGTAGCAGCATCCGTTCGCCTGCGTCGTGTGGGCCGGCGGCGACGTTGTCATGTAGTGAGCGCGGGAATGGGCGGCCGGTGACGGTGGCCCGGTCGATCGCCCACACCGCCTGGTGGAATGTGTAGTCTGTGCTCATCGGACTCTGCTCCCCTTCTGGGATGGTGGGTTGAGCTTGGGTTCGGCGGCCCGCCCGGCTTGGACCCCGGGGCGGGCCGCACTCTGCTACTGGCCGCAGGTGGCCATGCGGTGGAAGAGATCGATCCCCGAGTGCTGGAGTTGGGTGACGGTGGGGGCTAGCCGTCCCCAGCGGCGGCCCAAGCGGCGGCCCCAGCGGCGTCCCAAGCGGCGGCCCCAGCGGCGTCCCAAGCGGCGGCCCCAGCGGCGGCCGCCCTCGAACGCATTTCACGAACAACCGGACCAGCAGCGTGCGCCGCAGCCAAATCGGCGATCCGGACCAGACCACGCAGCTCTGCGGCCTCGGCCGTCATCCCGGCAAGATCAAACCATGCAGCTGTGTACGTACGAATCAGCCAGTCCAACGCCAGATAGCCGCGCGCCTCGTCGAGCCCATCGCCCGCCGTGCCAGGCAGCAGCGGGATCAGCGGTTTGAGTAATTGCCGCTGATCGTCGGGAAACCGGTCGTTGAGACTGATCCCGAAGTTGCGCAGGATCGGCGAGACGCAGGGCGGCGCATCGGTGAAGGGTTGGCCTTGGAAATAGGCGACGGCCTCCATGATGCACATGCCGTCGGCGGCGCTCTTGTGGCTGCCTTTGTCGAGAACAAGGTCGTCAAGGGTGCTGGTCATTTCGGGGCTCCTGTGGGTGTGGGGGCGGGTTAATGGACGAGTACGCCGATGGCGATGACGGCGAGGATGACGAGTAGTAGGCAGCCGCTGTTGGCTGCGCCGGCGCTGCGGGATGGGCTGCGTGGGGGCCCGCCGCGGCGTCGTGCGGCGGATGGGTGGCGTGGCCGCGGGTTACGCCGCGGCGTGCTGGGCCGGCTCATATGAACAGCGCCACCAGGACGAGCAGGATCGACAGCAGGATGGCGAGCCCGAGCAGCGCACCGGCGTAGGTTTCGGCATCGCGTTTCACGACGCGACCTTGCGAACGTCGCGGTCACAGCGCAGCCAGCCCGCGTGGTAAGCCACACCGACCAGGCACCAGACCCAGCCCGCGCTGCCGACCAATGATGCAACCGGCGGCCACCACAGATGTCCGGCCGCGTTGGCTGCGAATAGGACGACGCTGGCGACGATCCAGCCGTTGCGTTCACGTCGATGCTGGTGTGCGAGCACGCTCATGGCCGGCGCCGGTTGGGTGTCATCGCGTACGTGGCGAACGCGTAGACGGGCAGGAGCGTGGCGGCCATCAGCGGCCCGACGGTGTTGTCGGCCCAGGCGGTCGGGTACAGCTGGGTGAGGACGAGTAGCAGGCCGACGGCCGTGGCGGCGAACGCGACGACAAGAAGGCAGCCGCCACCGGCAGCACTACTGGCGCTTGTGCCCTTGCGTGCTGATGGCGGCGGGGGGCCGCCCGGCCGCGTGTTTCGGCGCGGGGTGGACGGCCGTCTGCTGTCTCTCATGCTGCGCCGACGATCGGCCGATCAACGGGCAGCAGCATCGATAGCGGGATTTGCCAGGCGTCGGCAAGGATTCCCAGCTCAGTCAGGGTGAAGTCGGTATCGCCGTTCATTCGGCGAGTTATCTGACTCGGGTGCAGCCCCAGCCAACCGGCAATCTGTAGCTGCGTCGTGCCCCGCTCCACCGTTTGCTCGCGGACAGCCGATCTTGCACGTTCCTCAAGGCTGGGTGTCATAGCTCACGAGCATTGCGAAATTTACAACGATTGTCAAGCGCGCAACACGGCTAGTCCTGAAGGTTGACAAAGTTGCGGTGAGCGCAACATACTTTGGCCATGACAACCGACGTGGTGACAGGACAGGCCATCAGGGGCCTTTCCGACGTGGTCTCGGAGGAGATCCGCGCGCTACTCGGCCGGCGTCGCATGAGTCAGGCGGAACTCGCCCGCATCCTGCGCGTCTCACCGAGCTGGGTCAGCCTTCGACTCAGCGGGAAGCAGACCATCGACCTCAACGACCTGGCCGATATCGCAGGCGGTTTGGACGTCCCGGTCGCCGATCTGCTACCCGTTAGCGCACTAGCCGAAAGGCGGCGTCGAATGCCTATTACTGCGTATGGCCCGGCGCGGGTAATTGCCCGTGACCGTCCACAAACGCCCGCTTCGCGTCCTTCCACATATGGCGCTAAACGCCGCCCGACAGAGGTACGCCCGGGCGCAGTCCAACGACGCAGAGGAGCAGCCGCATGAACATCACCGCAGCACGCGACGAAATGGCGCGCCGGTCAATTCAGGCCGCGCATGAACTCCACGGCGCGTCGCTACTGATGCAGAACTATCCGCGGTCGTGGCCGGCCGAGCTCGACACGCAATGGCATCGCATGGTCCGCCGTACCGAACGGCGTTCGGCCGCGTGGAAGCGGCTCGCCGCCGCAGCGAACCGGGCGACGCCATGACCATTACGCCGCGTAGTACTAGCACCATGGTCAAAACCTGTAACCGCTTACTGACAACACGTGAACGATCGGTAAGTCTCAATCCCATGAATCCACTCATCGCGTCATACCTGACGCAGCTCCGGGCCGAAGGGAAAAGCCCCGCCACCATCGAAGCCCGCTACTGGTTCCTCACCGCCGTCGACGCCGACCTCACACACGGCATCTGCGACGTGCTACCCGAGGAAATCGCCGCCTACATGGCCTACCCGCACTGGTCGCCGTGGACCCGTGCCACCTACTACGGCCATCTGGCCAGCTTCTACGCCTACGCCGTCATCCACGACCCGCGGATGGGCTACAACCCGATGGCCGACATGCAACGCCCCGCCGGTAGCCGCGGAATGCCCGACCCTGTCATCGACGCCGAACTCGAATACGCGTACGCGGAGTCGGACGACTGGTGGCGGCTGGTTATCGGCCTCGCCGCCTATGCCGGCCTGCGTGCCGGTGAAATCTGCGCCATCGAACGCCGGCACGTCAACGCCGAATGGGTGCGGGTCGAGCACGGCAAGGGTGACAAGACGAGGACGATACCGACACACCCCGAACTGTGGGAACTCGTCGCATCGCGGCCCGAAGGTCACCTGATTTATGGGCAGAAATTGCATCGGCCGGTCGACCGGCACCGGTTGACGCTGCTAGCGCGAGAGCACTTCGACAACCTTGGTCTGCCACATGTGCATTTGCACAGGTTGCGGGCGTGGTTCGCGACGAAGCAGATCCAGCTCGGCCACGACATCACCGAGGTGCGGGAGTCGATGGGGCACGCGTCGCTGTCGACGACGCAGATCTACGTTTTGGTGACGGGAGGGCAGCGGCGACGCGCGGTCAATTCACTGCCCTCCCTAGCCGGCGGCTTTCCCAAGTCACCGTCTACCGGACAGGCTGACATGATTCCGACACATCGACTAGAGGCGAACGTGCCATCATCAGCGCAACGGACGGAGATAGCCCGATGAGAGGCGCACCGGTCCACCCGGACGAGTACGACGACGAGCACCTGAACACTGACGAGAAACTGCGTGCCGCCGGCTGGGGCGCTGGGCTCGACGTGTGGGAGCAGGTCGGCAAGGCGTACGAGCATTACATCGGCGATGGCGCGCTGGAGAACGCGCAGCTCTGGTCGCTGCGTGAGGCGATCCGCCAAGAGCTACGAGATGAGCAAGCACGAACCGAGTAAGACAAGGCGGCCCCGGGCGGCGGTAGCACGCCAACCCGGGGCCTTGACCGGACACTGGAGGTCCGACCCATGAACATCAAAACACGCAGCATCCCCGCCGCGCTCGCCGCGGCCACAATCACCATCCTCACCCTCGGCGGGGCAGCCAGTGGTTGCCAATCCCAGCAGGGCGCAACCGGCGAAGGCGGCACCACCGATCACATCCTCAAATCCTGCGCCACCAAAATCACCCAGAAGCCCAGCCGTGTCGGCAGGTCCCGCACCGTCGAAGCTGCGACACACAGCGAATGTGACCGCCCTCCGATCAGGCACACCGTCCTGATCACCCTTCAGTACCATCCGGGCAATGGCAGCCAGTACGTGACCATGGGTACCAAGTACTGCGAGGCCATCCCGGTCCGGGGCATCCCCACCGACTGCCACGCCACATTCCCAGGGATATGCCATGTGGGCACCTGGCGGATGACAGTCCTGATCACCGGAACCGGCCCAAACGGGGCACCGTTCTCATTCCCGCTGGACAACAAACCCACCGTCAAAATCAAGAGCTGCGCATAACGGAGGACACATGACCCCACCCGAACGCCAATACGGCGATTACATCGTCAGCCACATGTGCTTCGAGGGCAACCACGGCGACTGCCGCGACCGTACATGCCAATGCCACTGCCACCCGCTGACGCTTCGTGAACGGATCCGTATCGCCCGCGCCGGTATCCGTCGCCAATTCAAGCGTTGACCAACCCACCCGTCACCACACAGGAGACTGAAATGACCTACCCGACCAACCCCCAGCCGCCACAGCCGAACGCCGGAGGCTACATCCCGCCGTCACCGCCGCACGGCCCTTACCAATACGTAGGACCACGTCCACCGCACAAGGGCCATGGACTGCGCAATGCATTGATCATCGTGGGAGTGGGATGCCTAGTGCTGCTGGGCGGCTGCCTGGCCCTCATCGGCAACGCGGCGAACACGATCACGAAGGATCAGCAGTCAGCCACCAGCGACGTAACCATCCAGTGGTGCAAAAACGTCAACGATATGCCTACGGCGCAATTGTCGATCACGAACTCGGCCAGCGTGCAGCGAAGCTACCTCGTGACTGTCGCATTCCTCGACGCGTCGGGGACGACCCAGGTCGACAGCGGCACTGCCGCGGTGAATGACCTCGCCCCCGGTCAGGCGGCGAATCCGCAGGCGGTAGCCATCGCGATCGAACCCGAGGCGTTCGGCACCTGCAAGATCACGAACGTAAGCACGCTATGAACCGCCGCACCGTACTTCAGGCAACAGCCGAAACATGTCGCAACCCGAAAGGACAGATCATGAGGAAGTTCATCATCGCCGCGGTTGTCGCCGCGGTGGCTATCGTCGCCGGATTCATACCGGCCGCCACGGCGAACGCCGCACCCATATTCAACGGCTGGACCGTCACCGGGTACTCGACCACTAGCCCCGGGCTGGTCGTGTGGACGCGCCGCCAATTCCTGTACAAGCCGCTAGCCGACGCCTACCTGACTAAGGTGAAGACTCTTGAGGGTCAGGTGTGCCCGTTGGCGCCGGTATCCTGCGCCACGTTCGTCGAGGCACAGATCATCGTCCGCTAGACTGACGCCCTGGTAACATCGACCCGTTGTGAGTGATAGGGCCCAGCTAACCCTTGATCTCACAGTCAGTCCGGGCAAACGTCGTCCCTGTTAATCGACGCCGGACACTCGGCGGACCAGGCTGGTGGTCGCGGTCGGGCCAATACACAACGAAGCGGGCCCGACCACCGTTGATTCGGTGGTCGGGCCCGCTTTCTCATCCCCACCCCGGGAAACCCAGGGCGAATCCTATCGCATCAGGATGTCGACGGTGGCACCACATGCCGCGCCACATACGACAGCCCGGCCGTCAACGCCGTCTGACCGCATGTCACGCCCAACGCCGCCCACCAAGCACCTGTCCACTGGATCGTCCCCGTCGATGCGAGCACGACCGGTACGACCGCGGCGGCGACGGTGACCGTGCCGCCTTGCACGAGCGTCCGCCACGCCCGGGACTTCGCATCCACGTGCGCCGGGGCTGGGATCGGCAACGGCACCGGCGGGGCAACAGGATTCGTCATGATCTCTCCTATCGACGGTATGCGACGAGTACCGACACGATGATGGCGGTGATCGAGATCAGGGCAGACAGCGCCGGCAATGGCCAGCGCGCTCTCTCGAGCGCACGTAGCCGCACCTCGTGGTCGTGCCCGTCCGTCGCAACCTCGGCCACCTTGTGATCGACCTCGGTCACCTTGTGGTCAACCTGATCCACCTTCGCCGAGACCACCCGCAGTTCCGTCCACACGTCGCGCAGCGTGATGGTGATGTTCCCGTCGCCTTGAAATGGTTGAACCACCGTGTGACCTCGCCGGCTAGTTCTGCAGCCGTGCTGCCAGCAGGTCGGCGACCTGTTGCGCGATGTCGGCCTTGTCGGCATCAGACAGTGTCGCGGTGCCTGCCGTGGTTGGGATCTTCGCCACGGCCGCCTTCAACGCATTCAACCCGGCGACCGCGTTGGATGCGTTGATCGCCGACTCGAGGACCAGGGTCTGCCAGGCGACGAACGCGTTCGTGCCGGGTGGGGTGTGCGCCGGGGAGTCCGAACGGTACGCCGGATTCGGGATGATGCCGTCGGTGTGCAGGATCGTCGCAACGTCCGTGTCAGTAACCGCCATGGGGTCTTCCTCTCCGAGCATGAAGCCGCCGTAGTCGTCTACGACGGCGGTGTCATAGTCCAACGAGAAACCGTTCAGGGTCCCCGACCCGGTTTGGATGATGTCCGCACCATCATGGTTCCAGGTGCCGTCCGCGTGATGGTTACCCGGATACGAGCGGGACATCGACTGCCACGCGTACTTGACATAGCCGTCGGCCTTCAACGCCCGGAACAGGGCACCGTCGCCGTAGACGCCGAGCTGGTCGGCCGGGTACACATCACGCCAGCCGGCGGCGTACGCGTTGTAATCGCTAGCGCTGGCCGGGGTATCCAGCGAGTAGTACACCCTCACCCACGCGCCCACGCCGAGCCCCGCCAGCCGCGCCTTACACGCGTGCGCATCATCCTGACCACGCGACCGGCTGTTGGGTGGTGCCGACTCGAGCTCCCAGTTCGCCACCGTCAGCACCCCGGCGGCGGCCTTCTCCACCAACTCGTCATGACGCATCTGCTTGTCGAGCGTCGACCCGGCCTTGTTCTGCACATACCGGCAGACGAACGCTTTACCGGCGGCTTTGAGCATCGCACCGGTCAGATCGTGATGGGTCGTATCCACGCCCTTGATGGCGATCGTCATCAGATAGTCCCCAGTGCTTCGGCGTAGAACTCGCACGCCCCGACGGGTGTGGCTGTACCCGTACCCGACGTACGTATCCAGAAGGCGCTGATCGTGTGGGCGCCCGTGCCGGGGACGAACGTGCTGCCGAAGAAGGCGGCCGCGACGCCAGGGGAACCGGTCGCCGCGAACGTCACATTGAAGTTGACGCCGACCAGCGTTGACGCCGCTGTTGGTGTGGATGCGCCGCCGTCGCGGAAGTTCAGGGTGAAACGGTCGGCGGCGGCGGTGCAGTTCAGACCTCGTCCAGCCAACACGATCCGGTACCGGGTCGTGTTCTGCGCCGCGGCCACCACGAACGTCAGGTTGCCGAGCACAGCGTCCCGGGTTTCCGTACCACTCGACGTGACCGTGCCGTTGGAAGCCTGCGTGACGTACGCAACGGTGCCCAGCTGAACGTTAGGGATCTGGACGTCCGCAACCTCGACAATGTCACCAGCGGAAGGCATGTCAGCCCTCGCTGCCGTCTGGCCGGTAGACCAGCAACTGGTCGGCGCACACGACCAGTGTGTCAACGCCAGGAAGGCGGTCCGTCAGCCGCGACTTGAACTCGGCGACCTGGTCCATGCTGAGGTCGGTCGCGACGCGGACAACCAGCGTGTCACCGGGGCGCACAGTCACGGCGTCGAGCACCGGCTTGACTGTTAGTTCGACGGTACGGGCAGCCATCATCTGATTCTCCTCACAACGCGTAGATGGGTAGCGGATAGACGTGCAACGCATCACCGGCACTGTGCGCGATCTTGATCCCGTTGACGCCGCGCGTAACCGTCAGCGCCTGCGGTGGGCTCGTGTTGTCGAGCGCCGTGATCATCGCCGACAGCAGCGCGATCCGGTAATCCCACGGGTACTGGATCGGCGACGTCAGATCGTTCGTGGCCGGCAGTACCGCAATCTCCGGATCGTCGAAGTAATGCACCTCCAACCCCGCCGTCGCCAGCACGGCCGGAACGATCCGTGCGTATGCGGTACTGGCCGGCGCGGCGCCACTCGTTACTGTCGATGTCCATGCTGATGTGCTGTCGGTGACGGCCGACCCGGTGATTGTCGACAGTGCCCCGCCACCAGAGTCGAAAAACGCGATGTCGACCCGGCAAGACCGTGCGGTAACCGCACTGCGGAACCAGCCCATCCCGGCAACGACCTGACCGGCGACACACGGCAGCCCTTGCGTGGTGATGGATCCTGTCGCACACATCAGGATGTTGGCGGTGCCACCGCCGCCCGGCGCGGTGATCTGTCCAGATTTCGTTCCCGAATGCGCCTGTGCCGCGGTCTGCGCCAAGGTGGCCGAGCCGCCGATCCAGTTCCCGAGCCCGGTCTCGAAGCCGCCATCCGCCGTCAGACTGGTACCCAGGAAGTTCTGCGACCCGTTCGGTAGGCCAGGCGACGAGAAAAACAGCAGATCACCGTTCGGTTTCCCGGCCGCGAGCCGGGCCGTGAACAGGTCCTGGATGTACTGGAAGTGTGCGGTGACCGCAGACTGGCTCTGCCCCTGGATGGCGGTGCCCTGACCCAAGTCGGCACCGCCGTTGAACTCCCAAACACCGAACGGTTTGTTACCCATATCCGCGATGCTCTGCGCGTTCGTGACCTGCAGTGTGCTCGACGTCGCGTACGCGTCGACTCCCACCCCATCGCAGTACGCGTCACCCGGGTAGTAGTCGTTGGCGACGTCGGCGTCCGCACCCGAGTAGACCACCCACAGCGGATAGTACTTACGAACCGTCGGCCCGTAGTACTTCACCATCCGCACAAACTGCTTAGCGGTCAGCCCGGAGAAGAACGGCTCATGCCACAACGTGACGTTGACGGCGGCGCCGCTAGCTTTCATCGACGCAAGCATTGTGTCGATCGCCGTGATGTGTGCCGGGTTGACCGGGTTGTAGTCCGGGCGCAGCGTGATACAGATCTTCTTCCCGGCCGAAACCATCTGCGACAGGTTCGTGCCGATCCCGAAGTCGCCCTGCGCCTGGTACTGCCGGACCACCGGCACCGACAGGCCCGTGATACTGGTGAAGTTCGCCAACGCCCCAGTGAAGTCGGCCGCACCCAGCGCCGACGTCGACAGGAACGCGCCGACCCGGCTGCCGGCTGTACCCGATGCGGCAACGGCGGTGACCGTGCACCGTTCACCACCGGCCGGCCCGACCGTGATGCCGTACGGTGTGCTGGTGGTACTCCACTGCGAACCCGGCGCCGTCAATGTCGTCGCGGTGGCGGTCACCGGCGCGGCCAGTAAACTCCCCGACGCGTCATAGCGTGACGTGTGATACACCGCCACCTGCCACGGCAGGTACGGCGTACACGAGTAGGTGGTGCGCCACTCCACCGAATCGATCGTGGTAGTGAACGCCTCGGCCAGCTGGTCAAGCGAACCAGCCGGATACGGCGACGGGATGTTGATCGGAGACAACCGGAACGGCAACTGGGCGGTGGTGGCCGCTTCCGCCAGGGTGGGCGTCGTACGCATGTTGATGTCGACCGTCGGTAGCCGGTACGAGTCGAACGACGCGACGTGTGTGCGCCAGCCGGCGATGTTACCCAGCTGCGGTGTATCAAACTCTGCGTTGACCGTGTCCGATCCGCCAACAAAATCCGCTGCCCCGGCAAGAGTCGACGTGGCCGAGGAACCACCGACCCGGTTAATTGTCGTGGACGTCACCAGGTCCTGGTCGTCATATGTGGCGGCGAGATCGTCACCGACCTGCCGCAGGTTGTAGTCCAGGGTCATGCCTACGGCGGCGTTGTACTTTGCTGTGCCTGACGTGAAAACGAGACCGCCGCCCGGGCCGGCATCGTGCAGCAGCGCGTTGTCGACCGCGGCACAGGAATCGAGCAGATTAGCTAACGTGTCGGCGGTTTGTGGCCCCATGAGCTGGCTGGGGACGTTGGTGGACTTGTTGATGGTGACCGGGATTCCGTACTGGTTACACAGCCGGTTGAAACGGAACCAGGCCACCTCACCGACGTAGCCGTTCATGGCGCTGGTGTTGTCGAAGAACACCGGGGAAATGTTGACGGCCAGCAGGTGTCCGATCACCAGCGGGAATGACGTGGCGACGCCGGCCACGCCGATCGTGACAACGTTGCCGCTGTACTGCGTCAAATCCACGGTGGACAGGACCAGATGGTTGTCGACTATGAATTGGGCTACGACCGCGCCGCTGACCGAGGTCAGCAACCGAATCATGTGTGGCTGGCCGTCGAAAGGGTTGATGGTCGAGGCCCACGATGCCGACACCGAATCCACGGTGGCGCCGGTGGTGTCAAACAGATCCATCTGCCATGCCGAGTTGGTCATGTCCAGCGAAATCTGCCACGACCCGCTGGCCATGAAACTCCGTGTCAGGGTGACCAGGCCGGACCCCGACGGTGTATCGCCGACAACCAGTACGTGATCCACACAGAACCCGTTGTCGCCGATGTTGATCTGCGGCACCTTCGCCGTCAACCTGATACCACTGGACAGGTCAGGCAACGGATTAGACCCTGGCGTAACCGAATTAGCGGCAAGTGCGGCACGCTTGACACCGGCCAACGTGATCGACGGCATCGATGACGGTTCGGCAACGAACTGCTGCGAACCGACCGGGTCCTCCATCGGCCAGTACCCGTCGTAACTCGTGGCGATATTCGCCGTGATCGCCCTAAACAGCGCCGACGCTACGACTTTGTTTGTGCGGCGCAGGGCACGCAGCCGGCCGAACGCCGTGATCGGTACGGACACGTTGATGAGCCCGGCGTTCGGCCGCAGCGGCCAGCCGCCGACAAACGCGGTCAGCAGCTCATACTCGGTCACCGCACCGTCCCAGGTGACAGCGACTTTCAGTGGCGTGTCCCGTACCACGTAAGGCCAGTACGGGTTCGGCTGGCCGTTACGCAGCAGCGGAGACTGCGCGGTGAACCGTCCGTCCGTGTTGTCCACCGACAGTGAAATCTGCGACGGGTCCGCCTGACCGGACAGGCTGGACCGGCCACCGGATAACGTGACCGGCTGCCCAACGGGCGGTTTGACCTTGACCCATTGGGTGATGTCGGTCCAACGCCACGTGGTCGGATCGTCGTTGCTTGTGGACCCGAACGCGGCATACACCTTCACGTGCAGCGGCTGCGAAGCTGTCGGCGCGACGAACGTCATCGCGGTGTGAACACTTTCACCGGATCCCCGCCGTTGTTCTGGACGGCGATCCGGGCCGCGGCAAGGAACGCTTTACTCTGCGGGTCGGACGCCGTGATCGTGATACTGACCGGGCTACCACCACCGCCACCGCCGGGGACGACCCGCGCGCCATACCAGCCAGCCGCGGCGGACAGGATCGACATGGACCGGCCGTAGTCGCCGCGCTTCGGCACGAACGCCTCACCACCAGTCTGCGGCTCCGCGATCATGAACCGGCCAGGATTGACCGGCGTGTACGTCCGCGCCTGCGACAGCAGCCCGTCGGCGGCGGGCTGGTAGAGACCACCCCAACGGTTGTGCTCGTAGATGCCGCCCCACCGGTTCCCGCGACTGCCGCTACGACCGAGCGCGCCGAGGATGCCATTCACAGCGGCCTCGGCCGCGGCAACACCGAACGCGTGCACGTTGATGTTGACGTTCCGGTCCTTCGGCAGCTTGCCGAGCGCGCCAAGAACACCGTCTACCGCTGCCTGAGCGGCGCCGGTACCCTCCGCTTTGATCAGGGTGGCCTTCTGCGCCGGCAACAGTTCGTACTGCCTGGTCAGTTTCGCCACCTGCGCCGAGGTCAGTCCGCCGGCGATCAGGTTCTTCTTGAGTTGGTCAAGTTGCATCTGGTAGGCCAATGACGCCGCGTCCACGCCTTTACCGTTGGTGATGTTGGCGTCGTAGACGTTCTTCGCATCAAGGATGCCCTGGTTGAGCATCTGCTGGTTGTTGCGGCCCTTCTGGGTGTTGAGGTCGAACGACGTGCCGTTCGCCTTCAGCGACGCGGTCAGGTTCGCGAGATCGTTCTTGAACGCGATCGTCGCATTGCTTACCCCCAACGACTTGTCGATGTACTGATCAAACGCGCCCAGGAGCACGTTGACGATCTCGTCACCGAGACCGCCAGCGGCTGCACCCAGTTGCTGAAAATCGATCGTGGCCCGCTGCGTACCAACTGCAACACCGTTGATCACATCGCCAAGCTGCGTGATCGGCTGCACAGACTCCTTCGACCCGCTCTTCAGGACGTCCCAGGCTTTGCCCCAATGCCCGGTGACGAGGTCCGCGCCGATCTGGAGTTCCTCGTTCATCACGTGCGCGAACTTGATGAAGTCGTTGACGGCGCCGACGGCGAGTTGGATCGCACCGGCGATGAGGATGAAACCCTCGCGGATCTCCTGCGGGTGGTCCGCGACCGTCTGGAACAAGGCCGCGAACTCGTGCGACAGGTTGAACAGGGCGGCCTGTACGACCTGCGACTGGAACGCCGAACTGAACTCGGCGGACAGGTTCGCGAGCGGCGGCAGAATGTCGTGGATCAGGCCCTCGAAGTCGACGGCCATCATGTGGATCGCGGGGCCGAGCGGCGCGAACACCTTCGCGATCGCCGGGCCCTCGGTCGCGACGAACGACTCGATCGACTTCAGCGCGTCCGCCATCGGGCCGACCAGCGGTTGCGTCGCATCCTGAAGGACAGTCTTGACCTCTCCCGACAGATCTTTGAAGGCGCCGACAATCTGCGGGTTATTGCGCTGGATCAGCGCGGCCGCACCAACCAGGCCGAGGCCGGCACCAGCCGTGACCCCGGCCGACACAGTGCTGGCGATGATGGGTGACCACGCGGCGACGGCCACGACGACGCCGGCCAACGTGACGGGATTGGACAGAATCTCGCCGATACCGGAGACATCCTTGGCTAGCGAGTCGGTAAGGCCCTGCGCCATCCGCTGGCCAATGTTTAGTCCGGCCTTCTCTGCGGCTGGCGCAATCTCCTTGAACACGTTCTCCAGCGTGCGCAGATCCTTCTGCGCCGACTTCAGATCCCCGAACACACTCGACGAGCCCGTCCGCGCGAACTCGCTGCGCAGCTTCGTAATGTGGATTTTCGTGTCGTCGATCGCGCGTTGGATGCCCTGCAGGCCGCTCATACCGTCGCGCGCCGCAGCGTCGATGACGCGGGAGAAGTTCTGCATCTCCTTCGTCGGCTTCGCCGTCGAAAACTTGCTGCTGGTCTTGCCGAGGTCGTCGAACTCGCCGGCCAACGCCTTCGTCGTCGCCGCGGCCTTCGCCGCCGCCAACTCGAAGTCGCTGATCTTCATCTTCAGTTCGACACTGACGGTCCGGACGGCCACGGGTCACCCCTTCCGCAGACGAATCGACCAGCGGCTCATGTTGTGGATCGGGTTTTTCTCGTGGGCCTTCACCGACTCGTCGCGGGCCTTGCCCATCGCCTCACACGAGTGGCACATGAACGGGCCGACAGCCTCGTAGCCGTATTCGTTGGCCTTGTCCGTGGTCTCCGGCAGATACCCGCCGCACTGGTCGCAGTGTTCGCGCCGGTACAACGCCAACGCCAGGATCAGCGCCTGCTGGTCGTCATCCCACTCAACCTCGCGCGTCGTCACCGACCGCACCAACACGCCGCCGCGGTAGAAATGCCGCGTCGTCTCGCGTGGTTCCCAGCCGTCAAAGCGTTTCGGCGAAATGCCGAGACGCTCAGCCGCCTCTACCCGCTCTAGGAGGTCGGGCGAAGAGCGGAGACGGCCGGCGAGAAAGGGACATCCGCGTCACGGCGGTTAGCCGACCAGGCCGTGTTCGCCAACGTGTCGTACTGACCTGACGACAGGACACCAGGGTTGGTGTCGGTGCCGTCGCCGAGCAGCGTCGTCCAATCGGCGGCGTCGAGTTCGGGCGCGACCGCGCAACGGCGGATCATCGCCTCGGTGAACTCGTCATAGTTGGTGCCAACCACCTGGTCAGTGCGGTCACCATCACGCGGCGGGAACGACTTCAACAACGCCGTATACGCCTGCCGGGGCATCGCACGGAAACGGAACTCGACACTGCGTTCGGCCATCTCCGCGTCCAGCGCCGTGATCTGCCGGCGTACCGCCGCACGCGGATCACCCTCCAGCGTCGCCGGGCCGTCCATCTGTTCGAGCTTGCGTTCGAGTGCTTCCTTGTCGGCGACCAACCCCTGGTCGAGGCAGATCATCACCGAACGCTCCGGCAGTTTCGCCGACTTTATGAGTTGCTTGATGTCCTGCACGAGCCGTCCCTTCGCGGTTCCGTCCGTAGACAAAGGCGGGCGCAGCAACCCCGGACGGGAGGCTGCTGCGCCCGGACTGTGGATTAGGCGATGACCGCACGCAGGGCCGGAGCCGACGAGATGAAAATCTGCGCCTGCCACTTCGCGGCCTCGTTCGGCGCCGCGTCCATGTCGATCGGGTCGCCGCAGATCGCCGGATAGACCTGGCATGACTGCGCCGCCGTGTACGCGGTGGCGGTGGCGATGTAACGGCGGATCGCCACGAAGCCGGCAGCGTTACGGATCAGCGTCGTGTAGGCGGTGTCCGCCGACGGCTGCTTGTAGAACTGCAGGATCGCGGTCTGGAATGACGTGCGGCCGGCGCCTACGGTGTCGAACGTGTCCGCCAACGACGATGTCGGGATCGACGCGGTGGACGGCTGGAAGTTTTGCACCCCGTCCGGTGTCAGGATCGATGTCAGCAGCAGCCCGGCGGTGAGTTCGGCGGCGGTGGGTGCCGAGATGCTGGCGATGGACGTCACCCAACTGACCCGTACGGTGCCGTCTACAGCGATGAATCCCAAACGGATCAGCCTCCTACGTTAGCGCCGGCAGCCGGCTTGGTCTTGGTTGTCTTGTCCGGCTTGGGTCCGGGGATCGGTTCGAACATTTCGCGGGGCATCTCGACCATCACCGGGTTGACATCGACGGGCCGTTCGTCGGTGGGCTCCCAGCCGATTTCGCGCCACCCGTCGACCGCCTCTGCGGGACAAAGCCAGGGCTTTTGCTCGTCAGGCAGGTTGGGATGCTTCAGCCACACGTCGGCGGCCATCAGAGCGTCACCACGGCGCAGGTCACCGACGTCGTGAAGGTGTGGGTGATCGTGGTTACCTGCGTGGCCAGGTTGACGGTCGACTGCGGAATGAACATGACCTCGGTGGTGCCGTTGGTGACTGAGTTCGTCAGCGTCTGCCCGATGTTGCCGGCCGGTGACGACGACCCGTCGACAACGCCCACCGTGTCCGCGGAGCCGCCGCCGTTGATGACGAACAGCAGGCACCCGCGGGTGCCGAGCGCGGACGCCGGGATCGTGTCCGAAGCAGACACGGCCTGAGTCGTGTAGACGGCGCCGGCCGCGGTGGGCGTAGTTATTGCGGTGAGCAGCGCCATGCCGGCGTCCTCCTTGGTTGGGGCGTCACAAACAGCCCGCACCCCCACGGGGACGGGCTAGAAACTGAATGGGTCAGGGCGCGCTGTAGGTGGTCAGGACGTACACGGCGGCCAAGTCCTGAACCAGGACACCGGTCGTCTCATCCCGCACCATCGGCAGCGCCGCCTCCTGCTGAATGAACCCACACGACCGGCCAGCAATCGTCGGATGCACATTCACCAGCAGTTGCCGGACCCGGTTCGCGACCGCACGCGTCGACTGATCGGTGGCGCCCACCGAATGCGTATACCAGCGGGTCACACACGTCGACGTGGTCCCGTCGAACGACTTCCCGTCCGTGTTGTCCGGCCACTCCACGACCGCGTACACCAGCACATACGGCAGCGGCGGATTGTCGGGGACGCTGCCCGCGTAGACCTGCTGGTTCGCGTCGGCGAGCAGGATCGTCAATGCGACCTGCGCATGGAGCTCGTCGAGTTGGTCGATGGTGATCGGCATCAGGGCAGCAGTTTCGCGAGTAGCGCCTCAGCCTGTTGCGCGAACTTCGGCTCCTCGGCCGCCAATGCCGGCAGAAGACCGGGGCGCGGGGCGTTGTGGATGCCGCCGAACTCGATGATGCCGCCGAGGAAGCCTTGCAACGCGGGACCGTCGACCGGGCCAATCTCCGACGAGATCTCACCCGCCGACTCGGTCAGGTCGTACGACACCGACAGCGGCAGGCGCGGCGCATGCGCGATACCCCGCCACCGGCGTCGGGTGTCCGCCTTGATGTTTACGCTTCCCTTGCTGACGATCTTCTTGGCCTCAGGCGGTAGTGCCTCGATCGCAGCATCGAACTCGGCGACCAGTTCCTTCTCGCCCTTGATCGACACGCTGACCGAGTCACCCATCAGCCGGTCACCTCCATCATCGGACGTACTCAAAGGTGATCCAGTGGCCCGGGTCGTATTCAAGGTCGAGTAGGTGTAGTTGCCACTCCAACCAGTCCCGCCACGCTGGTGCTTCGTCCATCAGCGCTGATACTTGGCGCCGCAGTTCTAGACGTGTGGCGGCGTTCCTTTTGCGCTTTGTCATGTCCTTAACCAGTCACTTCTTCGACGCCGAATCGGTGCGCCGTCGTGTGCGTCTTCGCCGGCAGTTCCTTCACCCAGAAGCTGCGGCCCACCAGATCGGCATCCAGCACCGACGCGGTGATCGTCACAACGTCGCCGAGCAGCACACCGGCCACTGTTGTTGGCACCTGCACGTACAGGGGCTGCTGATACAGCTGCGCCTCACCGACCGTTGCCGGCCGGGACAGGCCACCCGACGGCAGGCGTTGCACCCGACAGACTCCGGTGTAGATGGTGCTGGTCGTGTTGGTGACGACGCCGGTTTGTAGGTTCGTCGTCTGGCCGGTGACCCGGGTGATGGTGCACTGGTCTTGCATTAAGGCCAGCGCGGCGACGCGGCCGCGCAGGGTGACCGAGGTGGCGGACATGTCGCCTCCTCAGCACGGATCGTCGGTGATGCCTGTGTTGGGCCGGGCGGTTGTGCCCGAGCCCGGTCGCGCAGTGGTGGCCAGGGCGTAGGCCGTACTGCCCGAACCCGGGCGGCCCGTGTTGCCGGTGAACGGCCGCAGCGTGGTGCAGGAATGTGCCGAGACCACTGATGCGGTCACCAACGACGGCGTCCACGCCGGCCAACGCTGCGGCGGTGTAACCACCATCGGCTTCGGCGACGCAACGGCAGGACTGCCGAGCGGCACAGACCATGACAAGTAGCTGTGCGGTATCGCGACCGGCTGCCATGGCGGTGTCACAACCAGTGGGCCGGGTGTGGCCGTAGTCGACACGACGATCGGGGCCTGTGGTGCGGCGAACACCTTCGCACCCGGAATCGGCGCCAAAGTGAACGCTGGCACACTGACCAGCGGGGCCGGTGCCCCGATCGTGGTAGGTGCAGCGAACAGCCGCACCCCGGGGATCGGCGCCGCAACATTCGGCGGACCGACCACCAATGGTTCCGGTGTTGCGACGGCCGGGTTACCCAGCGGCTGGCTGGCGGTGACCGTCACCGGCGGGATATACGGCCACCTGAATGGCGGCGAGACAGCCAGCGGCGATGGCGTGCCCACCGTGGAGACGACTGCGGCCGGTGCGCCCGGGCCGAACAGCAGCGCGCCCGGGACCTTGGCCATTACCGGTGTCGAGACCACCAACGGCTGTGCCGAGGCAAGCCCAACGAACGGAACGCCCGTAATACTGACCGGAGGAATCTTCGGCCACGTAAAGATCGGAGACTGGACAACCGGTCCAGGCGTTGGTACTGCGGGGTTCCCGAGCGGCTGCGACGCCGTAACGCTGGCAACCGGAATGTACGGCCAAGCGAACGCCGGGGACTGAACTAGTGGCTGCGCTGACGCAGAGACAACCGCTGACGCAACCGCTACCGGAGCGTACTTCTGTTGTGCCGCAAGGGCATCCTGGAGTATGTACCAGGGCACCTGCGGAACACTGGTCTGCGAGACGGCCGGCTCATCGATCGAGACCGCGTCGAGATGATTCGTGGCCGCAGACTTGGAGATCACCATCGACTGGCCGGGACCGGCTGCTAGTGCATCCAAGCTGTAGACACCGGTGGCGTCACCGCCGTCGAACCCATCCGCGATGTCGACATGCTCTTGCAGTGTGTGACCGGACAAGGTGGTGAAGTTCGTACCGCCGAGACCCAGGTCCCAAGCCCACGAGTTGTTGCCGCCCGAGGTCACAGTCAGGTTGGCTGGGTTGCCGCCGCTGGCCGTGTTGCCGAAGACCGGGATGCCACCAAGGCTCGACGTGAAGTAGACAGCCTTGACGGCCTTAGAAACGGAGCCCTTGTTGTCGGTGACGTTGACGGTGACCGAGGCGCTGGTGGCGACGTTCGCCCACCAGATCTCAGCAGTAGCACCGGGACTGCCATTGTGCCGAACACCGAGATTAAAGGTCAAACCAGCAGCGGCAACCGTCAAAGTCTCGTCGGTGCTGCCAGTGTTCTCGTCTGCCGCCGCGAACACGACCAGTAGCGAGTTCGCGGCCGGCGTGAGGGTGACCGATGTGGTTGCGTTGGAATCGATGACGTGGGCGGTGGCGGTATTGACCGATAGCGTCATCTATGCCGCCCTTAATTGGGGCCGGTCGGGGCGACTACAGACCAGTAATGAGCGAACAGAAGAGGATGTTTAGAACCGACCAGGCGCGTCCAAGAAGACGACCCTGATTGATGCATCAGAAAAGTGCTCGCGTATAGCGTCCGCCAAATTGTCATGGATCGATTGCGATGTATCAGTTGACTCAAGAAAAACCCCAACCGACACAAATCCGTCAGCATGATTATCGTCAACATCGATCCCGAACACATCCGCAGTCGCCTTAATATGTGTCGGACCACCAATATCGACTGCGGTCATGCCAGTCATGTAAGCGAAATACTTATCCGCCATAACAAACTCCTACAAACCAGAAATCAATCGGCATGTGAACTTGTTCACCGTAATGCTGTTGGATGCACTCGACGTACCCCATGAAGCACCGACACCAATCGCACGAGCCGCCGTCACGTCACACGTGACCGTACGCAATGCGAGGGTCACTGGGATCGGTACAGCGGTTGCAAAGGTCGTCAGTGCCGTACCCAGATCGAGCAGTCCCTGTCCTTGCCACGAACCACCCGAAGCACCTGATGCCACAGCTCGCAACCGGCCACTGTAGACCGCGTGCCATGGCCATGCCGCTGCACCCGTACCGGTCGTAATCGCACTCGACTGCGCCAGAACCGTTGCTGCCGTGTTAAACCAGAAACCGATCGAGAGTGTCGGCGTACCCGTCGTAGAAAACTGACCCCACGCTTCCAGCTCTACGTCCAGACCGACCTCCAGTGATTGCTGCGGAACAAGCGACTGTGGTGATGGAGAAATATCCTGGAACGCAGTGAACGTGGCAAACGCCGCACCATCAACAACATGAAGCGGCGTCAGCGGCGTGACGAGTTTGATGGACATTCGATCAGCAGCGTTCGAAGATCATCGTGGCGGTCACGTTGACAGCCTGCGCCGCTGTAAGCCGCAAACCGATCAGGTTCGACACCGCCGTGTCAGGGGTCCGGTCCCGTGGGTAGTCGTAAACGATCGCCCCACCGTTGGGGGTGATGCGGAACGCGTCGATCAGGGTTGGGACAGTCGGCTCGACCGAGTAATTGTTTTTGGTGGTGAAACCGGCCGTGATTGTCCGCCCATACGACTGCACGACGGTGCCGGCGGTCCCGGTACCGTCGGTGGTGTACGAGACGATCTCGATGATGACCGGCGTGTTCGCGGCGGTAACACCGTCGAAGCCGATCCGGTAGCCGATGAGGTCGACACCGAACTGTGCCGGGGCGATAACGGACAGGACAGTCTTCGCTGTGCCGCCTACCAGCGCCACCGTAGGCAGTGCGGTTTCGGCGTAGTAGCCAGCCTTCACGGCTTTACTCCCTAGCTCTTGTTACGCCACCGGTTGAGGCCGACGGCCCCACCGAACAACAAATGCGCTGCGACGAACGCCAGGCCGAGCACCACCAGATCGACCGACCCGATGTGCACGTCGAACAAGGCGAGCACGAACGCAAGCAGCGCCAGCAACGCGAACACGGCAACCCCCGATCAGGCGACGAGCACACCCGCGTAGAAGGCTGCGAGGGACGCCGCGGACGGGGTGAGCATGATGCCGCCGATATTCGGTGCCGACTTCACCGCGTAGTCGTCAATCGACTCACTGACGATCGACGCCACCGGACTGATGTAGGCGGTCGCCGCCGTCTCCAGCACGGCACCCTTCACGTCATCGGGGACAGACGTGTAGCCGTGCGTGTAGTCAACCTCGACCAGGTCCGGCGGGAACCGCCACCAGTTGCCGAACGCCAGCCGCCGGTAGACGGCACCAGCGATGACCGTGTAGTCGGTGACCGCGACACCCGCGATCCGCACCGCGGACACGGCAATCACCGGGGCGAACGGCAACACAATCTCGAACGCGTTCACACCCGGCTGGCTGTAGGTGGTGGCCGTCGACTCCCACCGGGTGTGCGCGGCCTTCGCGAACAACTCCGACGCGACCTGCAGCGCCAGCGTCGCCGTCGACGTGTCGACGTCTTCCTTCAGGAACGAGGCCAACTCGGACGGCGTCGCATACATCACGCTCACCGCTACCTCCTACGTGTTGGGGTACAGCAGGAGATGCGCCGCGCGCTTCGGATTGATCTGCGAGCCGACGACTAGTGGTGTGGTCGACCAGAACGATGCCGGGGTCTGCGTAAACGCCTGCGACGACACCGAATCACGCGACGCGCCTAGCTGAATGAACTCTTCGCGCCCGGTGACGTTGTTCGTGAAGAAAAACGCCTGCAACGCATAGCGTGCGGCCATCTTTAGCCGTTGAGGAACGGACCCGCGACGGGGTGACCCTCGGCCGAGTCCGTGATGCCGACCGCGGGGATCGGCACGTTCAGGTTGACCATCGGCTGGGTGTCCGGCACGTACATCTCCGCACCGGCGCCGACCGGCGTCATGCTCGCTGTCGGGACGTTGCGGGCCGGTTCCTGATTCGAAGTGGGCTGACTCATGACTCTCCTACCCGAGTGGATTCTGTAGCGCGACGGATCCGTTGTCGTCCATCTGCGTCGACTCGTCGACCGCGACGTCCGGGCTCTTGTCGTAGTCGTAGTCGCCGTCCGAGTCGAGCAGCGGGGAGTTACCCTCCTGCGAGATCGGCCCAGGGACAGGCATGACCTGCCCGAGTGTCGACCCGACACCCATCGCATCGGCCTGCATCGCGTTGATCTTCGCCATTGCCTCGGCGATCGACATCGGCACCGATTCGGCGATCCGGTCCGACTGTCCGGGCCCGACCGGCATACCGTCAGGCACCGTCTGGATCCCGTATTCAGCCATCAGGAAGCCTTCGGCCGGCCCGGGCCACGCTTCGCCGGCTCAGGCGTCTCGTCGATCGCGAGGTCCTCGAAGTGCAGCGGGGCGTTCACCGCGAACGGGTGATTGTCCGGGTAGACCTTCCCCTTCGGCACGAACGTTTCGACGCCCTTGCCGTCGCCGATGAAAAACGACTCTTTGGCCTGCTTCACGCGGGCCCTCCTTCCTCGGGTCGGGGCCGGTGGCGCGGTTCCCCCCGCGCCACCGGCATCTTGCTTACGCGCCCTTCAGGACACGGAACGCGTTCGGCGTCGACACGTTGGCGCCCACGCGCCAGAACATGTACCAGCCAGCCTGGCCGTTCGGGAGGATGCCGCCCGTACCCTTCACCATCGGCTCGTACATGAGCGAAACGCCCACCCGGTCGACGATGTAGTAGTTCGAGAAGTCCCCGAACACCGCCAGCAGCGAGTTCGCCGCCTGCGTGCCGCCGAACATCGTCGTCGACTCGTAGATCGGCGCCCCGAGCAGCGTCTCCGGCTGACCCTTACCGAGGTTCGTCCAGTACGACGAACCACCAGCGGTGTCGAACTGCCGGGTCTTGTTGATGTAGGCCACGTTCATGACCCACGCCGCCGACGGGCTCGTACGGAACCGGGCCGGCAACGCCGCCTGCGTGGCGTATACATCGGCCAGTGCATACACGAGGGTCGTCGCAGTGGTGACCTGGGTCGTCGCACTGGTGATGACACCGAACGGGGTCGTCGTACCCGGACCGGTCGCGAACGCCGCCTCCTCGAGGCGGTCCTTCGCATCGCCGAGCAGCACCGGCAGCTGGTTCGCGAAGTCGGTGTCAGCCAGGACCTCGTACGAACCGAACACCCACGCCGCCGCCTTGGATGGCGTGATCTGAATGTTGCCGACCGTCGGCGATGCGTCGGTGACGATCGTCGCCTCAGCCAACCACTGCGCCGAGACGCCGGCCGAGGTCACACCGTTCCAGGTGTTCGACGTGGTCTGCTTGATGTTCGAGATCCGACGCCACGGATTGGCCGACGCAGAGTTGGTCAGAACGATTGTTGGATCGAGCACGAACGGCAGCATGTAACCACCGTTGGCGAGCGTCAGCGTCAGCGCGGCACGCTGGGCGTTGCCCTCCGGGTCCTCGACGTATTGGCGGAACGCGTCCTGGTACTCGTCCGACCCGGTCAGCAGCATGTGCCGGGCGATGCCGACATCATGCTGCGCCGTCTTCGTCGCGGCCTCAGCGAAGTCGTTGCCGAACTGACCGAGCCGGTTCGAGCGCTCGATCGCGTCGAGTGCACGGCCGGTCATCTCCGACCGGGGAACCATCCGGTTCCGGACCGCGGTCAGGTCCTCGAACGGGTCCCGGTTCGTCTTGACGACCAGATCCGGGGTCCCCTTCTCGACCTTCCGGTCATCCTGCGACGCGTAGCGGATCGCGTCGAGTTTCTGCATCCGGGCCGCGAGCGGAACCCGCTGCTCCTCCAGTTGGTCCCACTCCGACATCAGCGTGTCAGTCCACGCCTGCGACTCTTCCTCGGCCGTGGCCTCGATCTCGCCGTTCGCGGCCTGCTTCTCGATCGTCAGCAGCTCGGCGCGGATCGCCGTCTGCCGGTCAAGAATGTCCTGCAACTTCATCATTACGGATACCTCTCGCGGTCAGCGCCAACTGGAGTCGGCGCGCATACGGGGACTGCCGAGCCGAGTGCTCTGCGAGCGGCTCATCGGCGACGGCCTCCGTCACGGAGGTGTCGACGTCTTCCGGCTCCCCGTCGGGAGTGGCAGACGCAAGTTGTGCAATCTCATCGGTGGTGAACCCGGCCGCGAGTAGGCGACGGGCGAAGTCGGCGCGCATACCGAGCACGCCAGCGGTTTCGTAGGCGGGTTCCGGTGTCGGTCCATACTCAGCGAGGCCGAGCTCGCGGCGGCGGACCACAGTCAGCGCGCCGTTACGGTTGGCGCGGTAGCCGCCGGCCGGCGGCCGGTTCGGATCCGACGCGATCATCCGGCCGGTGAACGAGTAGCCCTTGACGGCGCCAGCACGCACCAACTCCAGCGCGTAGTCGCCGTCGGGGGTGGCCATGTAGCGGTCGATGGCGCGCACACCACGCGACTCGACGACCAGGTCCTGCGTGACCGCGACCGGCGCCGACCAACGCTCCGACGGCGTGCCGTACGGGGTCATGGCGTGGTTGTAGTAGACCGAGGTTTTCCAGCCCGCACGCGAGCCGTTGGGACGCGCGTCGGAGATGGCCTTGTTGAACGCGGACCGTTCGATGACCTCTTTGTAGTGGCCCTGACTGTCATGGATTTCGGCCTCAGTGTCGAACACGGCCAACAACGCCTCGACGGTCCGGCCGTCACCCGGCTTGATGCTGATGTCCTCCAGCGGCACCGTGCGGTGAATCATCAGCGGCTGCGGGATGACGATGTCTAGTGTCTCCGTACGGCTGGCCGAGTCGGACTCGAACGTTATCCCGTACTTCTTGCCGGCCGACCGGATGCGTCCCTTGATGGCCGACACCTGCTCGGCCGTGTACTTGGCTGCGTTGTCGGCCTGGTTGATGTATGACCACGCAGCCCGGCAGTGCGCCTCCGAGTCGATCGGGTAGCGCTTCTTCTTGTCGGCTTGGTAGCCCGGGTCGGCGTATTGGACGTCTCCGTAGGGCTTGCTGGCGTCGGCCACGGTTACGCTCCTGCCTTTGCTGTGATTGCGGGCGGCACCTTGACGCCGTTGACGGCAGGCGGGGCCGGTGCTGCGCTAAGTTCCGGCTGCGGCGAGCCCGGCATCTCGCCGTTGCCGGGTGGCTGCAACTGCACGGAGTACAAACCGGTGTGCTCGAGGAGTGTGATGTCCTCGGCATCGAGGGCAGCGATGGCCGAGTCCGGCGTGAAGCCGGCGTTGATGTACGACGAAAGGGTTGCCGCCTGCTCCCGCTGAATATCCGCGCGGTCCTTCAGGTCCTCACGCAGATACGGGATGTCACGGATGTCGTACCAGAGCTCCGCACCACCCGGCGGCGGGACGAGCGTCGCCAGCGACGACGCCGCGTTACGCCACAAAGTGGCCAGGGTGCCCTCCGCGAACTGGCGCCGCAGCTGACCCAGGTTCCCGGCGTTCAACGAAGAACCACCCAAACCCTCGGACAGACCGACGATCGCGGGGGGCACACCCGCCGCCGCCGCGATACGGGTCTCACCCGCGCCCTGCGTCGCCTTGAAGTCCAACTGCCGCAGATCGGCACCCACCACGGTCGCGTCGGCGCCACCGCCCAGGTACAGGGTCTTGTACGCGTTCTGGGCGCCCTTGTGTGCGAGGTCCATCGTCTTGACGAACTTCTCGAACGTCTCCTGCTTCATGTCCTTGAACGACACGATCGTTTGCAACGTCGCCCCGTTCTCAAAGAACGCGAGCTTGTGGACGGTCGCCGCAGTGTCGGCCTGCACCTCACGAATCACCGGGGTCAGCCACGACATGCCGCGGTAGTGCGCGGCCGGGTCAGGCACCGGCGCGAAATGCGCCACCTCGTCGGGCATCAGGAACACCGGCTGTGACTGCTTGTTGAACTGGCCACCAGGCCAGTAGGTGTAGCCGAGCAGTTCCGCGTCCAAATCGTCGGGCAGGATGTCCGGGTCGTCGTAGGAACCCATCACGATCATCACCCAGTCGGGGCGCATCCTGCGCAGGTTGCCCTTCCGAACCGTCCAGTAGGCGTTCCCGGCCAAGTCCGCGTCCTGCAGCATCCGGGTCAGCAGATCACCGGTCGTGCCGTTCGGCCACGGGCTTCCAAGCAACTGCAGGCCACGGCTACCGGACGTTCGAAGGTCGCTACTGTCGCCGAACAGGTTCCCGGGCCGACCCTTATTGATCTCGCGATACATGAATCTAGCCTCAGAAAACACCGAAAGTCGGGCTCGCATACACGCGTATATGACGCCGTTGCGCTTGTATGCGCCCTGCACCATGCCGAGGAAGTTCGACTCAAGCGTTTCGGTCTTGTTCCCAGCCACACCAGGGATGCCGGTGTAGGTGTTCCCGCCGTACGACCACGAGAAGTCGAGCGGGTCCTGACCGGCGAAGTCGACACCGTCATAGCGTTGGATCGAAGTGGCGTTGCGGCGCAACAACGACTGCAGGAGGTTCACCCGTACCCTCCTCGACGTCGGTTAGCAGCAGAAACGACAGGCCACCGATGATCCCGGCGATGATCAGCGCGCCGGCGAGGCCCTTCGCGACGTACGCGCCGGCGACGACGAGTAGGCAACTGGCGATGTAGCCGAGCAGCGCGCGACGTTTACGGGTCAGGCGAACACTGCCCACGGCTCCTGCTCCTCCTCGACCTGGATGTTGTCCTCAATGGCTTGGCCGCGGGCATGATGCGCGAGCACCGTCGCCACCGCTGCGTCGATCAGTAGGCCGTCGCCACGCTTCGCCAACTTCAGATAGTGCGTCGGCAGGTCATCCGGCTCACCCGGGCGCGGCTTCTTCCGCGAACCCTTCACGATCACCGTGTTGTTCATGTGCCTCGACAGGATCTCGGAACCGTCGTGGGTGATCTCGCCACCGGCGAACGACGTCGTGAACCGTTCGATCGCGGCATCGAAGCGGAACTCGTTGTTCGTCGGATACTCGACGATCTTCTTCGGAAAGTCGGCCGCCCACCGGTCCAGATAGTCCTGCCACCGGTACGGGTCCGCGAACATGTAGGCGACCTGATACGCCTTGAACGTGTCCCGCACCACCTGGTCAACCTCGGCCGACGGCACCGTCCAGTCCACAGCCAGCGCCGGCTTCTCCCACACATGCAGGCAGAACAGCCGCCCGTCGGAGAGCCGCGACGCGATCACCGCGGTGGCGTCCCGGTATTTCGACCCGTCGAAGCCGAGCGCGATCAGATCGCCGGGCTTCAACGCGTCGTCGGTGGCCGCAGCATCCCAGCGGACCCTGTCCACCAGCACCGACTGGCCGACGACGATCTCGTTCAAGAAGAACCGGCGCCGGTCAGCCTCGAGGTGCCGCGGCGACTGGACCTCATGCAGGATCCGGCCACGGACATTCACCCAGCCGCCGGCCTCACGCGCGCTGTCGCCGTACTGGCGCAGCAGCTCCGCATAGACGGCGTCGGTGTCACCCAGGTCGTCGACCCGGCGCGACTCGATCGTGTCAATCAGCACCCGCTCGTCACCCGAATCGGCGGTGACCTGCGCCTCAGACCCCTCCGTCGGGTCCCAACCGTTCGTCAACTCGATCCAGCGGCCGTCCATGCCGGCGACGTTGCGCTTGACCGCGCCGCACACCTTGCGGTAGCCGCCCTGCAGCGTGAACAGGTGAGACTCGGTGATCGACAGGAACGTCAGCGGCGCGCCGAGACGAGCCTTCGCCGACGTCGTGACCGGCTCGATACGCCCACCGGTCGGTAGTTCGACCCTGGTTTGGCCCGCATCCATACCCGGCAAGTCAATCAGCGGACCGTTACGGATCATCGACAGCAGCGGCCGCCACGTATTGTCGGTCTGATCCTCCGATGTGCCCAGGCACACGATCAGCGGCGTCGGATACGGGGCGCCAACCGGCTCACCGGCCGCATTCCAGCCGTCGAAGCGTGTCGGACCCAAAGCCTCAGCAAGGTTGACCGCGGCACCGCCGAATGGGTCCTTGCCCCACTTCTGCACCCGCCGCAGCTGTGCGCCCGTGTACCGCAAAGCGTCAGGCGCCGGCCACGGCGCTGCGTGCGGATACACCCGGTAAAAGTGGATCAAGAAACGCCACATTTCGTCGGTCAGCTTGTACGGCTGGCCCAACTGGTAGCCGTCCGGGACGACGCAGTTCGCTTCTATCCACTCGCCGACGTCGAAACCCAAAGTGGGGAATTCGCCGTCCTCTTCCGGACCACGCCACGGCACGGGCTACGCCGATTCGACGGCCCGGAGACGCCCGCGGACACTCGTCGACTGCGTCTGCCGCTTCTCGGCGACCTCATCCGGGGCGATCTGCCACCGCAGCCGCAGCATCGCCATCGGAGACAGCCCGAGACGGTCCTCAAGCTGCCGAACCTCGCCAAGCAGGCCGGCGACACCACGGATAGCGGCACCAGCCGACTCACGCATCTCGGCAATGTTCAGCAGTCGGCAGTAGCGGGCGACGACCCTCTCGGAGCCGATGCGTTCCCACGCGTAAGCCTGCGGCTGCTTCCACAGTTGCGCCCACAAGGCCAGTTCATCGGCCGATGCTTCGGAAAGTGGCCACTTCGGGGGCTTACCGGGACGCCCGCCCGCGGGCAGCACCATCAGCGGCTGTGATAGCCCACGACCAGAACGGACAGGGTTCGGCTTCGGCGCGGGCCCATGACCGGCCATCGTGTCCCCCTAACCGAACAGAGCTAGTTGCTCGACGGCGATGCGGTTACCGCGACGAACGTTGCAATCAAGGTGTGCAATGCGCACATTGGCGTAGGTGTGCTCACCGCCGAGGCTTAGCGGCTCAATGTGATCTACGGACGGGCTACGCGGATGCGGATAGGTCAGCAGCCGATTGATACGGCGGCGGCAGAAGCAACGCCATCCGTCACGCTCACCGACAACGTCCATGTGGACCGTCTCAACGACAGCCGACGTCGTTCGCGCCCGCCGTACCTTCGTCCTCGCGCGGTCTCTACGGACCTTGTTCGCCTTATCGCCTGGACTAGGGTTCGCTCGCTTGTTGTGGTAGCCGCACATCCCGTTGGCGAGGCGACCTCGTACACAGTCGACTACCGAGCAGAGATCTCCAGACGCTGCCCTCGAAGCTTTGCGGTTCGCTCGCTGTGCTCGATCGGAACAGGACTCGCTGCACCATTTCGACGGTGATCCCGGGCCACTATGCGGCGGACAAACGGCGCCGCAGTGGTCACATTCGCGTACGGCAGTCCGCATCACGAGTGTCGCCGCCACGTCATCGGTGGCATACCTGACCGGTCGACCCGGGCCATTGGCGAGCCTTCGCCATCGGTGTCTGCCGGCCAGCGAAACGACTGCGGCGCGGGTGATACCCCACGCTTCGCATACCTCGTCGAGAGTGACCACAGCGGAACCTGGCTCGGGCAGCGGGAAGTGTCGCATTTTGTCTCCAGGACATGCGGAAGGCCCGAGCCTGGAGACCCGGGCCTTCCTTCCCGACCGGAGCTACCGGCGGGCGATTATGCGGGATTTATACAGCCGCTGCGCTGGGTGCCAAAGCGGGCATTACATAGGGTCACGAAAAAGTCCCAGACTTGGATTTTTCCCGGGGACCC